ACTTCACGACGATCGGGGCGGACGCCGGACCAATCGACGTTCTCGTGGGGGGAACCCCTTGCCAGTCCTTCAGCGTCGCCGGACTCCGCAAGGGACTGGCTGACGACCGTGGCAACCTGGCGATCGCATTTCTTCGACTGGCTGGCCGCCTCCGCCCCCGTTGGGTGGTATGGGAAAACGTCTTTGGAGTCCTGTCATCGGGCGGAGGACGGGACCTTGGTTCCTTCCTCGGGGGCCTGGTCGAACTCGGGTATGGGTTCGCCTACCGAGTGCTGGACGCTCAGTACGTGCGAGTGGACGGGTTTGGACGGGCTGTCCCTCAGCGACGACGGCGTGTGTTCGTTGTTGGATGTCTTGGAGACTGGCGATATCCCGCCGCGGTACTTTTTGACCGCGAAAGCCTGCACGGGCATTCTCCGCCGCTCCGGAAACCGGGGGAAGTCGCTGCCGCGTTTACTCCGAGCGGTATTGGAGGCTATCGCGAGGGATGCGGGACACTCAGGGCAGAGGGAGGCGACATTGGAGGGGGATCGAAAACGCTCGTAGCCTGCACGCTCCCGGCCAGCAACGGCGGGGCGTCGAGCGGGATGCACCCGGTCGTACCCGTGGCTTTCGGCGGCAACAACACGTCCGGCCCGATCGACGTGGCGACGGCGGTCAACGCCCACGGCGGGCCCGACCTGCCGTGCGGCACGCTCCACCAGCAGCCGCACGTCGTCGCGTTTCAGGAGCGCGGGAGGGAGGGGGGCCGGTCGCTCGAATGGCAGGAGGACGTCTCGTATGCCCTGAGAGCGATTAGCGGCGGCGGGTGCAGCGATTGGTTCAACGTCGCCTACCGCTGGGCCGTCCGCCGCGGGTGGGCCGAGCGGGAGCCCGCATCGTGATCGCCAACCCCAGGCCCGGCCGTCGCGTGGTGCTCCGCTACCGCCGGCGCGGCGCCCCGCTCCACGGCCGGCGGGGCGTCGTCGCGATCGTCGGCCGCGGCAGGCCCCGGAACCACGGGGTGATCGTCGAGGGTGTCGGGCTCGTGGTGGTGCCGTGCGGGCACCTGATGCCGGACGACAAACGGGAGGTCCCGAATGGGTGAACAGACCAAGATCCAGTGGTGCGACCACACGTTCAACCCGTGGATCGGCTGCGCGAAGGTGTCGCCGGGGTGCGCCAACTGCTACGCCGCCGTCGACACGCCGGCCCGCGTCGCCCGCGCGCAGGGCGAGGAGCTGTGGGGCCGGCTCGCCTCGCGGCGGGTGACGTCCGACGCCAACTGGCGGAAGCCGCCCGCGTGGGACCGCGAGGCCCTGGCCGCCGGGGAACGCCGCCGCGTGTTCTGCGCCTCGCAATCCGACTGGCTCGAGGATCGCGAGGACCTGGTCGCGCCCAGGGCCCGGCTGCTGGAGCTGGTCGAGGCCACGCCGAACCTCGACTGGCTGCTGCTGACCAAGCGGCCCGAGGGCTATTACGCCCGCATGCGGGAGATCACGGGGGAGTGGCACCTGCCGGCGCACTACCCCCTTCCCAACGCCTGGATCGGCGCGTCCGTCGAGGACCAGTCCCGCGCCGACGTCCGCATCCCGGCGCTCATCGCGATCCCGGCCGCGATCCGGTTCCTGTCCGTCGAGCCGCTGCTGGGCCCGGTGGACCTCTCCCCCTGGCTCGGGCAAGACACGATCCGCTGGGTGATCGTCGGCGGCGAGAGCGGCCCCGCGGCCCGGCCGTGCAACCTCTACTGGATCAGGGACGTGCTCGACCAGTGCCGCGCCGCCGGGGTGGCGTGCTTCGTCAAGCAGCTCGGGGCGCGAATCTTCTTCGACGCGACCCGGGGCACGCGGTACGACGACCACACGTACTACAAGTCGTCCGACACCAAGGGGGGCGACCCCGACGAGTGGCCCGGGGACCTGCGGGTGCGCGAGTTCCCGAGCGTGGCCGCCGGGCCGGCCTGACCCGTCCTTCCGCACCCCCCCCCTCCCGATTCCGCCCCGTCCCCCCTATGCGGCCCCGCCCCCCGCGTGATACCCTCGTTTCCAACCGATCTTGAGGTCGGATAGGTATCAAACGGGGATCTTCCACCGATGGGCGACGTTCGCGGGCCCGCGCGTGCGGGCGGGGGGCCGGTCGAGGCGGGGCGTCGGCTGGCGGCGACGCTGGAGCCCGGGGACCTGACGCCGGAGGGGATCGCGCGGCTGCTCGCCGGCCCCGCCTGCGACGCGGCCCGGCTGGCGGCCCCGGAGATCCGGGGGCGTGCCGGGGCGGTCGCGTGGGCCGCGGCCTGGCCCGCCTGGCGAGTCCTGACGACCCGGCACGTGATGGCGATCCTGATCCGGATCGCGGTCGAGCTGCTGCTGGCCGCGTTCGCGTTCCCGCACGCCCGGCTGATCCGTTCCGTCCTGGCGCTGCTGCGGGCAGTCCTCGCCGGCCCCGCCGTCGCCGCGACCTGGGTCGCGGCGACGGCCGCCCCGTACCCGCCCGGCGAGTCGCTGGGGGCGGCGCTCGACGCGCTGCTGGCCCGGGTCGCGGAATACCGGGCCGACCCCATGACGCGCCCCATGCTGGTCGCGGCCGAACGCCTGCTGGCCCCGGAGCCGGTCCGGGCGGACTTCTTCACCTGGCCCGTCCGGGAGGCATTGAGCGATGACGCCTGACGAGGCGAGGGCGCTGGTCAAGGCGATCCGGGACGGGGAGTCCGCGGAGGCGACCCTGGACGCGCGGGCCCTGGACAAGATCCGGGCCGGCTACGCCGCGCGGGCGGCGCTCGGGCGCGCGATGCGGCCGGACCGGCTGTACTCGCCCGCGGCGAGCCCCCCGACGGTCTGGATGCTCGACCCGGCGACCGGCCTGGCCGCCGAGGTCCAGCCCGTCCCGTTCGAGGCCCCCGACGCGACGGGCGGGAGGTAGCCGATGCCGCCGCAGACGGAGGTCCCCGGCCGGGGGTCCGGCCCCCGTCCGCCGTACTCCCCGCCCCCGTCCCCGCCCCCGTCGCCCGGCTGGGGGCGTGCCCTGGGGCGCGTCGCCGGCTACGCCGCCGTCGCGGCGCTGGCGGGCGCGCTGGCCCTGGCGGCACCCCGGCTGGGCTGCGGCGACGTCCGACCCGGCCCCGGGCCCGAGCCCAACCCCGCCCCGGCCCCGGTGGACCCGTCGGACCCGCGGGCGCAGGCCCGCGCGATGGCCTCGGAGTGGCTGGACGCCTACGCGCGCCGGCTCCGGGAGGCGTCGGCATCGATCCGGGCCGGGTCCGCGACGCCCGACGCGGCGGCGGCGGCGCTGGCGAAGGCGTGGGCGTCGGACCGGGCCGAGTCGCACCGGCTCCGGCTCGGGCCCCTGGAGGCGGCGATCCCGACCGGGGGCGTCGAGGGCGGGCCGGCCCACCGTGAGGGCTACGCCGCGTACCTGGGGCGGGTCGCGGACGGCGCCGCCGACGCCGCGGCCGGGGCCGCCTCCGGCGTCGCGCCCGCGTCGGCCCCCGCCGCACCCACGCCGCACCCGAGGGCCACGCCATGAGCACCGGGGGATCGGCCGCGTACGACGGCGGCTACGTCCACGACCCCGAGGGGGCGGAGCGGTACGCCCGGTCCCTGCCCCACGGCGGGACGCTGGCCCGCGCCGCCCCGCACCTGCTCGGGGACGGGGAGGGTCAGGACCTGATGCCTTACTTGGCGTGGTACGAGGCCGAGATCAGGAACGGCGACGGCTCGACCTGGAAGCCGAAGGGCGTCGAGCCGCCGTACGTCGCGCAGGTCGGGAACAACTGCACGAGCCGCGGCGACCAGGCCGTTATGGACCTGCTCCAGTGCGTCGACGCCGTGACGCGGGACGAGGGGGAGTCGGACGAGGCGGTGCCGTACCGGACAAGCTGCGAGGCGACGTATGCATTCTCGCTGCTCACAGCCGGGATGCGCGGCGACCAGGGCTGCACCGGCCACGCCACGGCGCGGAGCGCCGCGACGATCGGGCGGGTCGGGTATCGCGAGACGGGCCCGCCCTACGAGGAGGACCGGGGCCGGCTCCTGAGGTGGGCGAACGACCCGAGGGGCGCGACGGAGGCGCTGCGCGAGAAGGCGGCCCCGTACAGGCTGGCCGACCCCGTCCAGATCAAGACGACGGCGGAGGCGCGGGCCTGGATCGCGAACCGGGGCCTGATCACGATCGCGTCGGGGGTCGGGTTCGAGACGCCCCGCGACGAGCGGGGGATCTGCGAGGAGCGCGGCCGCTGGATGCACCAGATGGCGCTCGTCGGGTACATCTGCTCCGACGGCGTCCCGAGCTTCGTGGTGGCGCAGTCGTGGGGGCCGAACAACCCGCGGGGCCCCCGGCCGTTCCACCTGCCCGGCTTCTGCTTCCGGGCCCGGGAATCGGTCGTGCAGAAGATTTTGGGGTGGAACGACTCGTGGGGGCACCGGGCCGGGCCGGGCTTCGAGCGCCGGCCGCTCCCGGCCCGCTGGCGCGGCGTGGACTGGTCGGGGGCGTGAGGCTCGATCCCGTTGGCGATCCTCCTGGCGGCGTTGCTGGCGACGCAGTCCCCGGCCTGGCGCGGCGTGGACTGGTCCGGGCCCCCCTCCCGGCCCCCGGCCCCGGCCGCGCCCACGCCCGAGGCCCCCGGCTTCGCCCCCTCCCCGCTCCCGCCGTCCCTGGCGACGCCGGCCCCCCCGCGCCGCGAGCCGCCCCCTCCCCGTCCTCCCTCCCCCTCCCCCTCCCCCTCCCCCTCCCCGCGCCTCCCGCGTGCCGAGCCCGGCCCGCCGCCCGGCCGGCTCCGGGCGCTGGCGTCGCCGCAATCCCCCCCGTCCACGCCCCCGCGCCCGCCCCCCGCGCCCCGCCCCCTCCCCCCGGCCCTGGCCGTCCCGGGCGCGTGCCCGTGACGGCGGCGACGTCGCCTTTCCTGGCGTGACTCGATTATTACTGATCGCTATCAAACCCGGATGGAGGGTATCATGTCCCTCGCGGCGCATTCGGCGGTCTCGGTCGGGATTCCCGCGTCGCCCGCGTCGGCGACGCCGACGGCGCGGGCCCGGCCCGCGCGACGATTGGGGGCGGACTCGATGGTCGTCAAGGTCGCGGAAGTGGGGCTCGCGGCGGGGGCCGGGCTCGGGCTGTCGAGCTTCGTCCTGGCGCAGGCCGGCGGCGAGGGGCTGCCCCAGGCCGGCTCGGTCGGGGCCGCCGTCCTGATCTCGGTCGTCACGGCCGCCATCACGGCGATCGGGACGACGTTCTTCCAGCCCTGGCTCCGCACGAAGGACCTGGAGCTTCGCGTCCGGCACCTGGAGGCCCAGAACGCGGCGCTGCTGGCCAAGATCGAGGAGCAGCAGCGGTCCGAGACGACGCTGGTCGACCGCCTGGCGCGCCTCGCCGAGCAGTCCGTGCGGCTCAACGAGCGCAACCTGCGCCTCGCCCACGCGCTGCTCGCGACGACGGAGCGGATCATCCCCGGCTCGGCCGCCGTCGCGCCCCAGGACCCCTCGGCCGCCCAGGATTGCGTCGCCGGGGCCCGCGTGCTCGTGGTCGAGGACGAGGCGCGGGCGCGGGAGTCGCTGGCGCTGATGCTCGAGCGGGTCGGGTACGCGGTCCTCACCTGCGGCTCGGTCGAGGAGGCGCGGACGCTCCTGGAGGTGGAGCCGTTCGAGGCGGTCCTGCTCGACCTGTCGCTCCCGGACGGGGACGGGGTCGAGGTGCTGCGGCACGTCCGCGATCTGGGGTCGCCGGCCCGGGTGGTGGTGACGACCGGCCGCGACCCGTCCCAGCTCGGCCCCGTCCTGGCGCTCCAGCCGTTCGCGGTCTTCCGCAAGCCCGTCCACTTCGACGAGTGGCTGATCCCGTCGCTCCGCGGCGAGCGCGTGCCCTCGTCCCTGTCCCCGACCTGAGGCGGCCTGGCCGCCGGGGGTGCGCCGTGCCCGGACCCGTGCCCGACCCGGAACCCGTCCCCCCGCCCGTCGCGTACGGGCGGCTGCTCTCCGCCCTGTCTCACGACCTGCTCAACGCCGCGCACGCGCTGGCGTCGGCCGCGGCGTCGGCGTCCCTGTCCCTGGCGCGAGGGGCCTCGTCGCGGGCGTCGCGGGCGCTGGCGTCCGCCCCCGAGGCGGCGTCCCGGCTGGCCGACGCGGCGACGGCGGGTGCGGGCCCGCCGGAGCCGGCCGCGTCCCCGCCGGGGGCGCTGCTGCGGCTGGCGTCCTCGAACGCGCGCCTGGCGGCCGCCGCGTCGCGGCCGGGGGCCGTGGCCCCGGGCACGCCCGCGGCGTGGGCGGAGCCGCGCGGGCTGGCCCGGCTGGTCGCCGACCTGGCGTGCGAGGCCGCCCGGCTGGCCGGCGGGCCGGGCGCCGCCGTCGCGCTCTCGGCGGCGTCCGCGGCCTGGCACGCGGCACGGCTCGGGCTCGCGCCCGAGGGCCCGGGGCGGGGCGGGGACGCGGGCGAGGGCGATGGCGGGCCCGTCCGGTTCCGCGTCGTCGTCCCGGCCGCGCACGCGGTCCCCGGGGCGGCTTCCGATGTCGGAGAAAATCCGGGATCTAGTTGAAATCCTAGATTATTTCGTGATAACGTGATCGGCGGCGAAGGACGCCGGACCCGGCGAGGAGACGCTTTCCGATGGCCCATTACAGGTATGGACCGCGATGGCGATGGCACTCGGCTGGGGCGGCGGGGAGGCGGCCGGCGCGGCGATCCCGCCCGGGGGCTCGGCGGCGTTGCGCCGGCGCCGGCGGACGCTTGACGGCGGCCGGGCGGCCCGGATCAGGGACCTGATCTACCTCCTGCTCGTGGACGACTCGGGCCTGAGCCCGGCCGACGCGGAGCTGGTCCTGTCCGCGCCGTGGCCGTCGTCGAGGCAGGGCCGGAACGACCGGCTCCGGCCGGCCCGCTCGGCGCTCTCGGGCGTCCAGGGCGGGGCGCTGGCGGCGCTGCTGGCCGAGGTCGGGGCGGCGGCCGACGACGCCGGCGACGGGTGGCCCTCGTGACCGCCTCCGCGCCCTCCTGGGGCCGGTTCCTGGCCGAGCTGGAGGCCGCCGGGCGTCGGCTGCGGGCCCGGGGCAGCCGCGACCCCTTCGCGTACCCCCTGGCCCGCTCCGACTGGCGGGGCTCGTCGCTGAACTTCGAGATCTTCGTCCGGCGGTCCTACCCCGAGCTGGTCGTGGACGAGTCGGACGCGACGCTGGCGCTGTGCGACGGCTGCCGGCGGGGCGACGCCCCGGCCCCGTTCCCGGCCGGCAGCTCGCGCGTCTGCCCGGTCTGCCACGTCACCGGGCGCGAGGACGCCCTGGGCCGTCAGCTCGCGCTGGCCGGCCTGCCGCCGGCCGAGCGCCCCGCGCCCCCGGGCCGTCGCCGGCCCGCGCGCGCCCCGCGCGGCGGGGTGATCCGGATGCGGCGCGGGGCCTGGCACCTCGCCACGGCGCCGACCGCCTCGGGCTTCGCGGCCTGGGCGCGACGCGACGCGCCGACGACGGCCGAGGACCCCGAGGACGAGCCCGGAGAGGTCATGGTCGAGTTCGGCGACTCGCGCTCCGAGGCGCTGAGGAAGCTGTCCCGGTCGCTGCGCCCGTGACCCCGCGGCGCCGGCCGAGACGCGGAGGGAAGGGGGGCGTGATGCTCCGGTTCGCGATCGGGCTGATGGCCGTCGCCCTGGCGCTGGCCCTGCTCGCGGCCTACGCCCGCGACGAACTCAACCGCCGGGGGTTCTTCTGATGGCGCGAGGGATCTGGGCGGAACTGGCCCTGCTCGCCCTGTTCGTCGCCGCGTGCTACGGCGCGTCGGGCGTCGTCGTCGCCGCGGCCGAGGCCCGCCGTCGCGGCGGGGGCGGCCGTTGAGCGCCCGCCGCCGCGCCGTCCCCGCCGTCGAGGCCCTGGAGCACCGCGACGCCGCGGCCGTCGTGGTGCCGGGATACCTGACGTGGTCGATCGTCCCCGACGGGACGGCGGTCGTCGGGGGGCCGAGCGTGCTCCGCTCCGCGATGGCCGCGAAGGACCCGGCCTGGGAGGCCAAGGTCCGGCGCGCGATGGCGGAATGGTCCAGGGCGCTGGGGGTCGCGATCGCCTACGTGCCCGACTCGGGCCCGCTCGGGTCGACGATCCGGGTGGGCGGGTCGATCGTCCCGGGGACGAACGTCGCGGCCTGGGCGTACTACCCGTGCCCCTGCCCCGAGGGCTCCGACATCACGATCAACGTGGCGCAGGACTGGGGCTCGGTCGACCTGTATACCGTGATGCTCCACGAGCTGGGGCACGCCGTCGCGGGCCTGGACCACGGCGCCGCGCCGATCATGGGGCCGTACCGCGGCCCCGTCGCCGGCCTGTCCGCCGCGGACGTCGCCGCGGCCCGCGCCAGCGTCGTCGTCCTCGCCTCCCCCGTCGGGGTGCTCTCGAAGGGCGTCTAGCGCCCTCCCCCGCGACCCGTTCACAATCTTGAAGGCGAAGCCCCCCCCCACGGACGAGGCCGCGTCGCGCGACGCCACGCATCGCGATCGACACCACGCCGAGAGGCGCGACGCATCCCGAGGTGAGGCACGGGGACCGCGAGAACCGCGGCCCACGCGAGGATCGGAGAATGCTTATGAATTTGAGGTGGCCGAAGGACGCGGCGACGTGGGTCGGGCTGGTCGGCGTGCTGGCCGGCGCGGTCTACCACGCGACGCAGGGGCAGTACGAGGCGGCCTGGGCGATGCTGGCGGCGGCGCTGGCGATGCTGGGGATCGGCCAGAACGCGGCGACGGCGGCGGCCGAGGCCCACGCCGCGGCCACCCAGGCGACGTTCGCCGCGGCCGACGCGCGGGCGATCCGCGACGACCCGAGCCTGCCGGGCGCCCCGCTGGGCGCCGCGGAGCGGGCGATCCGCGACGCGGCGGGGGGGGGCTGAGCCGTGGCGAGGCCCCGACCCGAGCCGGGCCACGGTGCCGACGCCCCGGCGTTGCCCGAGGGCGCGGTCTGGCGCGGCAACCCGCGCCTGGTCCCGCTGCTGGTCCCCGTGGCGTCGCTCCACGAGGACCCCGCCAACGTCAACACGCACCCGGAGCGGTCGGTCGCGGCCATCGCGGCGAGCTACGCCCGGTTCGGGCAGCAGAAGCCGCTGGTCTGCGGGCCCGACATGACCGTGCGGGACGGCAACGGCCAGCTCCACGCCGCGGCCGAGCGGCTGGGCTGGACGCACGTCGCGGCGATCCCGAGCGACCTGGACGGGGTGGAGCTGTCGGCCTACGCGCTGGCGGCCAACCGGACCGCCCAGCACGCCGAGTGGGACTTCGAGGCGTTGTCCGACGTGCTCAGGGCGATGCGGGACGGCGGCCACGCAATCGACGACCTGGGGTGGGCAGACTACGAGCTGGAGCCGCTGCTGGCCGCGACGTGGACGCCGCCCGAGCCCGGCCCGCTCCCGGGCGGGCCCGAGGCCCGCGACGCCGGGGAGCCCGTCGCCGGCGGGAAGGTGCGGTTCGTCCTGGAGGTTCCGGCCGACGACGCGGACGTGCTCCGCAGGGCCGTCGCGGCGGCGCGCGGGGACGCGGCCGACGATTCGGTGGCGTCGGGCCTGGTCGAAATCTGCCGGGCGTACCTGGCCGCCCGCGGCGAGGGCTGAATGCATGGGGCCGAGCGCGACGGGGCCATGCGACGGGACGACGGTCCGGCTCGCGGTCGGCCTGAACCCCAACGCGGCGACCGCGCGGGCCCTGGCCGCGCCGGCGGTACGCCTGGCATACCACCGCGAGGGGGACCGCACGTTGTCCGAGGCGTCCGAGACATCCGCCTCGCCCGCGGTGCGGCTGGCCATGCCCGCGGGGGCATTGCCGGCGAGGGGCGGGCCGTGGACAAGGGGCTGGAGCATGCGGACGCGCCCGCGCTGCTCGTCTCGTACGCGTACCTCGGCCCGTTCCTGAAGAACCGGGCGCGCTACAGGTATCGCGACTGGGCGCTGGACTCGGGCGCGTTCTCGGCCCACAACAGCGGGGCCGAAATCCGGCTCGACGATTACATCGACACGTGCAAACGGCTGATGGACGAGGACCCGACGTTGGCCGAGGTGTTCGCGCTGGACGTGATCGGGGACTGGCGGGCGTCGGTCCGGAACGCGGAGGAGATGTGGCGCCGGGGGGTGCCGGCGATCCCGTGCTTCCACGTCGGGAGCCCCGAGTCCGTCCTGGTCGGGCTCGCGAAGGATTATCCGAAGATCGCCCTCGGGGGCTGCGTCGGCTACCGCAAGAAGGACGAGTTCGCCGCCAACTGCTTCGCCAGGGTCTGGCCGAAGAAGGTCCACGGGTTCGGGTTCGGGTCTCGGAAGTCGATCATGGCCCTCCCCTGGCACTCCGTGGACGCGACGAACTGGGAGATCGGCCCGTGCAAGTTCGGCCGGTGGGCTTCCTTCGGCAGCATGAGCGTGCGGGGCGGCGGCCAGAACCTGCGTGCCGAGGTGGAGTTCTACCTGGCCCTGGAGCGTCAGGCGCGCGCCCGGTGGCGGCGGCAGATGGCGGAACTCGACGCGGCCGGCCCCGCGTCGGCCCCCGCCGTCCGGCTGGCCGCCCAGGCCGGCGGCGACGCCCAGATCGCGCGGTCTGGCCTGGCCGGACCGGTCCGGACATCGGGCTCGCCGTTGACGCCGGCAGCGCCTCGGGCGCCCGGGTCGCCTCCGCCATCGCCCGCAGTCCGTCTGGCGGTGAAGGAGAGCGGGAGGCAGGGCTGCCTCGGATGACGGGCGGTCGCCGATCCGAGGGACCAAGGGGGGTGCGCGAATGAAGGTGGTCGCGGTCGTGTCGGGCGGCATGGACTCCGTGACGCTGGCCCACTCCCTGCGCGCGGAGGGGCACGACCTGGCGCTGCTGTCGGTCGACTATGGCCAGCGGCACGCCAGGGAGCTGGCGTGCGCCGCCGCCTGCGCGGCGAGGCTGGGCGTCCCGCACCGGGTCGCGGACCTGAGGGCGCTGGCGCCGCTGCTGGGCGGGTCGAGCCTGACGGACCCGGCCGTGCCGGTCCCCGAGGGCCACTACGCGGCGGAATCGATGAAGGCGACGGTGGTGCCGAACCGGAACATGATCCTCCTGGCCGTGGCGGCGGGGTGGGCGATCTCCCGGGGCGCCGAGGCGGTCGCGATCGGGGCCCACGCCGGGGACCACGCGATCTACCCGGACTGCCGGCCCGAGTTCGCCGACGCGATGGACCGGGCGTTGTCGCTCTGCGACTGGTCCCCGGTGAGGGTCCTGCGGCCGTTCATCGGCGAGACGAAGGCCGGGATCGCCGCGCTCGGGGCCCGGCTGGGCGTCCCCTGGGCCGAGACCTGGAGCTGCTACAAGGGCGGGGACGCACACTGCGGGCGGTGCGGCACCTGTGTCGAGCGTCGCGAGGCGTTCGAGTTGGCCGGCGTCCCGGACCCCACCCGCTATGACGTCGCCGAGGCGGCGTGAACGGCCAACGCGAGGAGCGTCCGCGTGCGTCCGCTGAGGCGTGGTGAAGTCGCCGGGAAGGGGAACCCGTTCCTGGTGTTGGCCGATCGCGGGGTCGAGGTTAGGTCGCCGCTGGGGGAGGACGAGATCCGTCGTCGCGACCTGGTCCTGACGACGAATTGCTGCCGCGAGAAGCTGGCGCGTCGCGACCCGGCGGACCACCGGGAGATCTACCTGGGGAGGATTCAGAGGCGGACCCATGAGTATGCCCGGTTGCGGGGGATACCGTCCGGGACCCTGAACGCCTACAACGGGATCTTCTTCGACGGAGACCCGGTCCCGCCTTACGACATCCACCCGAGCCAACTCGACGACGCCCGCCTGGTGGAACTCGGCCGGAACATCGGGCGCCGCTGCCGGTCTCGCGGCGTCCCGGGGGTCGCCTACTATCAGTCCACGCCGTACTTCGCCATGCCGTACCTGGTGATGCTCTCCTACAGCGGGATTCCGTTCGTCTACGCCAGCCGGTTGTCCTGACGCGTCGCGGCGGGCGTCGATCGGCGATGTTCGCGGGCCTCGCCGCCCGCGACGGCTTGTCGTCGCATTGGAACCTGCGGAGGTTGCCCTGTTCCGGATCACGAAGCAGTTCTCGTTCAGCGCGAGCCACGTCCTGGACCATTTGCCGGCCGGCCACCCGTGCGCCCGGCTCCACGGGCACAACTACCGCGTCGAGGTGGTGGTGGAGTCGCCGTGCCTGGACGACCGCGGGTTCTGCCAGCTCGACTACCGCGAGCTGGACGGGTTCGAGGCGTACCTGGACGAGGCCCTGGACCACCGGCACCTCAACGACGTGCTGCCGTGCCGGACGACGGCGGAGAACCTGGCCCGGTTCCTCCACGCGGAGGCGAGGAAGGCCAGCCCGTTCGTGGTCGCGGTTCGGGTCTCGGAGACGGAGAAGACGTGGGCCGAGTACAGGGGGCCGGCGTGAGGTACGCGGCCAACGACGTCTACGCCTGCATCCAGGGCGAGGGGTGCATGGCCGGCCAGTCGATGGCGCTCGTGCGCCTGATGGGCTGCGCGGTCGGGTGCCCGTGGTGCGACACGAAGGAGACGTGGGAGGCCGCCGAGTCGTCGCGGCGCCCGACGCTGGCGGCGGCGCTCGGAACGGGGCCCGCGTGGGCCTGGGCCTCCCCCGACGAGCTGGCGGCGGCGGCCCGCGCCGCGGGGCCGGCGATCCCCTGGGCGCTCGTGACCGGCGGGGAGCCGGCGGAGCAGCCGCTGGGCCCGCTCTGCGGGTCGCTGCGCGCCGCCGGATTCCGCGTGGCGCTGGAGACGTCGGGGACGGCCGCCGGGTTCGAGGGGGCCGCGATCGACTGGCTGTGCGTCTCGCCGAAGCTCGGCATGCCGGGCGGGAAGGCGGTCCTCCCCGGCGCCGTGGCGGCGGCCGACGAGGTCAAGATGGTCGTGGGGCGGCCGGCGGACCTGGACGCCCTGGACGCGCTGCTGGCGTCGTGCCCGGCGAGGCCGGGGCGCCAGGTCTGCCTCCAGCCCGTGAGCGGGAGCCAGAAGGCGACGACGCTGTGCGTCGAGGCGGCGAAGGCGAGGGGGTGGCGGCTGTCGCTCCAGGTCCACAAGTTCCTGGGGGAGCGATGAGCGAGGACGCGGATCGCGGCCCGCGCCGGGTGGACCACGCCAGGGTGGAGCGGCTGGCCAGGGAACTGCTGGAAGCGGTCGGGGAGGACCCGTCCCGCGAGGGGCTGCGGGACACCCCGCGGCGGTTCGCCGACTGGTGGCGGGAGTTCCTGGAGCACGACCCCGGCCGCGTCGCCACGTCGTTCGAGTCCGACGCGTCGGACCAACTCGTCGTGGTCTCCGGGATGCGCGCGTGGAGCCTGTGCGAGCACCACCTGCTGCCGTTCTGGTGCGACGTGGCCATCGGGTACATCCCGAGGGGCCGGCTGCTCGGCCTGTCCAAGCTGGCCCGCGTGGCGCACAAGCACGCCCGCCGGCTCCAGGTCCAGGAGCGGCTGGCGGCCGGGGTCGCGGACGAGGTGTCGGCCCTGTCCGGCTCCCCCGACGTGGCCGTGCTGGCGCGCGGCGAGCACCTGTGCATGACGATGCGCGGGGCCAGGACCCCGGGCCTGATGACGACGAGCGTCGTCCGCGGCGCGTTCCGCGCGTCGGCCTCGGCCCGCCAGGAGTTCTTCAGCCTGGCCGCGCCCCGCGCGTGACGCCCGGCCCCGCCCCCCCGCGCCGCCCGTCCGCCTCGATCTTCTCGGCGACGGCCCGGCGGACGTAGTCGGCCGCCGACATCCCGGCCGCCGCCGCCGCGCGCCGGATCGCCTCCCGCTCGTCCTCCCTGAGCCGCAGGTTGAACAGCCTCGTCTGCGCCCCCGGGCCGGACCTCCGCTCGAACATCGACCACCCCCCCTTCTGTTCCTCGCGCCAGGGCCTCGGGCATGGAGGCGGGCCCCGCCGGGACGGCCGGCGAGGCCCGCGGGCGGCTCAGGCCGCCGGGTCGTACCCGATCGCCGCGAACGCCTCGGCGACCTTCGCCGCGGAGTCCGGGGTGAGCGGGTGCCGCACGTCGCCCAGCTCCTCCAGGGCGAACAGGACCTCGCGGACGGCCTCGGCACACCCCCGGGCCCTGGCGTACTCCAGCGCCTCGCGGTACGCCCCGGCGGCGGCCCCGCGGGAGGCCGCCTCCAGCGTCGCGTCCACGATCGACTTCAGCACGAACCCGGAGTCGGCCTCCGCCGCGACATCCAAGACCTTCGCCCGCGCCTTCGCCGCCTGGTCCAGGCTCCGCAGCAGCCCGTTCGCCAGCGCCCGCGCCGCCATGTTCCAGTAGGACGCCTCAAGCTGCTCGGGGGTCAGGGCCACGTGGGTCGCCTTCGCCGCCGCCTTGATCGCCTTGCTCGCCATCGTCCTGCCTCCGGTTCCGGTCGTCCTCGTTCGTGTGTCGTAGCTGTGTGCTACACTGGTAATATCCACCGTGTAGCGCTGGTGTCAATGCGGAATCCGGATCGAATCCGGATTTTTTTTCGGCCCCGGCCGTCGCGGCGTCTCGGCCGGGGCCCCGGGCCGGGCGTGCCGGGTGGGCGGTGAGCACGAGCGAAGAACGCGGCGGGGTGGGCGGCGATTCGGCCGCGCCCCGGTCCACAGATTCCACGCGGCGACGCGTGCGGCCCCAGCCGTACCGCGAGTGGCGGGCGAAGTTCCTGGGCGCCCTGGCGCAGACCGGGAACGTCCTGGCGGCCACGACGCGGGCGGGGATCGACCGCACGACGGCGTACAAGCGGCGATACCGCGACGGCAAGTTCGCCGCGGCGTGGGACCAGGCGCTGGAGGACGCGGCGGACCTGCTGGAGATCGAGGCCAGGCGCCGCGCCACCAAGGGCGTCGCGCGGCCGGTCTTCCAGGGCGGCAAGCACGTCGGGGACGTGACCGAGTATTCGGATACGTTGCTGATGTTTCTGCTGCGCGGGGCGAACCCGAAGAAGTACCGCGAGCCCCGGCCCGGCGCCGGCGACGCGCCGGCCGTGTCGACGCCCGACGAGGGCGGGGCGGTGCAGCTCATCGAGGTCGTGGTGCCGCCCCCGGCCGATCCGCCGGCGGACGGCGGCTGACGCGGGGCGCCGGTGGCGACGAATCTCTACAAGGTCGATCGGGACGAGGCGGGGCGCGGGCGGCGGCTGCGGTTCGCCCCGCACCACGGGCAGTACGCGGCGTGGGCGAGCCGGGCCCGGTTCGTGGGCGTGCTCTCCGGGACGCAGGGCGGGAAGACCAGCTTCGGCCCGCTCTGGCTCCACCGGGAGGTCTACGGCGGCCCCGGACTGCCGGGGCGCGGGCCGGGGGACTACCTCGGCGTGACGGCCACGTACGACCTGTTCAAGCTCAAGATGCTGCCGGCGCTCCTGGAGCTGTTCGTCGGCCACCTGGGGCTCGGCCGGTACTGGGCGGGGGACCGAATCCTCGAGCTGAGGCCGGACCGCGACACGCCGTTCCGGGCGCAGCGGTCCTCGGACCCGATGTGGGCCCGCGTGATCCTGAGGTCGGCCGAGGCGGGCTCGGGCCTGGAGTCGTCCACGGCCAAGGGGGCCTGGCTCGACGAGGCGGGCCAGGACGCGTTCACCGGCGAGACGTGGCGGGCCGTCCTGTCCCGGCTCTCGCTCAACCTGGGGCGCGTGCTGGTCACGACCACGCTCTACAACTTCGGCTGGCTCAAGACGGAGTTCCACGACCGCTGGAAGGCCGGCGACCCGGACTACGAGGTCGTCCACTTCGACTCGAAGGACAACCCGGCGTTCCCGGCCGAGGAGTGGGATCGGGCCCGGCGGTCGATGCCCCCCTGGCGGTTCGACCTGCGATACCGGGGCCGCTACAGCCGGCCGGCGGGCCTGATCTACGACTCGTACCACGACGAGCCGGCCCCGGCCGGGCACCTCGTCCCGCGCTTCGACGTCCCCTGGACGTGGCCGCGGTACGTCGGGGTCGACTTCGGGGGCAGCAACACGGCGGCCGTCTACCTCGCGATGGAGCCGGTGACGGGGCTGTACTACGCCTACCGGGTCTACTTCGAGGGGGACCGGACGACGGCGGAGCACACAGAGGGCATGGCGGCGGGCGAGCCGCCGGTGGCGCGGGCCGTGGGCGGCTCCCCCTCCGAGACTCAGTGGCGCCGCGAGTTCGGCGACGCCGGGTTCCCGATCGCCGCGCCCGACGTGGCCGAGGTCGAGGTCGGGATCTCCCGCGCCTACGCCGCGTTCAAGGGGCGCCGCGTGCTCGTGTTCGACGACCTGACCGGGCTGCGCAAGGAGCTGCGCGACTACTCAAGAAAGCTCGGCAAGGACGGGGAGCCGACGGAGCAGATCGAGGCGAAGTCGCGCTACCACCGGCTCGATGCCCTGCGCTACGTGCTGGGGCACCTGATGGGCCCGGTGGCGGGCGAGGAGGGGCTGCGGGCGTCGGCGAACCCGCTGGCCGGGTATCGCGGGACGCGCATGCCCGCCGCCCCGGACGGGCGGCGGGGCGGGCCGGCGGGGCGCCGTGGGGGGTTCGTGCGTGCCGAATACTAGCCGAGTGCCCGTGCCCGCGCTGATGCTGGGCGCCGCGGGTATGCTCGACGGCGCCCTGATGACCGACCCGCCGGTGGACGGGGGCGAGGCGTGGGGCCGCTACGCCGCGCGGACGCTGCGATACCGCGTCGCCTGGGGGCTGTACGAGCAGAACATCTACGCCCGGCTCCACGGGCTGGCCGACTCGCTCAAGGACCGCTTCGACCTGGCGGACTCGATCCGGTCCGTCTACGCGCCCGGCTACCGCATCGGCGAGTTCTGGGCCGAGCACCTGTACGCGTCGCCGCCGGACCCGGCGGCCGGGGACGGGGAGAACGTCCCCAGCGGCGTCCCGGTCGCCGGCGCCTCGGACCGGGTGCGCGCCTCGCTGGCCGTGCTCTGGCGGGACAGCGCGGTCGCCCGGCTGGTCGAGCAGTACGGGCGGCTCGGGGCCGTGCTGGGGGACGTCTTCCTGAAGGTGGCGGACGACCCCTGGCGGGGCCGCGTCCAGCTCCAGTGCATCCACCCCGCGACGGTCCGGGAGTTCGAGGCGGACGCGGTCGGCAACTGCCGCGGCTACGTGATCGAGCGCCCCGAGCCCGACCCGGACCCGCCCGGCGGCGTCGCCGCGGCCGACGCGCCGCTGGTGACGTACCGCGAGGAGGCGTGGCGGCAGGGCGACAGCGTCGTCTTCGCGACCTACCTCGACGGCGAGCCCTACGACTGGCGGGAGTACGCGACCGGCCAGCCCCGCGTCGGCCCGCAGTGGTCCATGGCCTACGGGTTCGTGCCGCTGGTGCGGGTCGCCCACCGCTCGCACGCGGCGGGCTGGGGGGCCGGCGAGTACCACTTCTCGGCGCCGAAGCTGATGGAGTGCGACGGCCTGGCCTCGCGGGTCTGCGACCAGCTCTACAAGATCGCCCGCGCCCCGGTCTACTTCGAGGGGATGCGGGTCAAGGACGTGGACATCGCGTCCTCGGGCGAGGGCGAGCACGCGTTCCCCATCCTGGGGGGCGAGGGGAAGCCCCACATGCTGGTGGCGCCGATGAGCGTCGCGGACGCCGTCGCGCTGATGCGCGAGTTGTTGGCGCGGCTGGAGCGCGACCACCCCGAGCTGATGGCGGACGACGTGGGGGCGGGCGCGTCGGGCGAGGCGCGGCGGGAGGCGCGGCGCAAGGCGGAGGCGTCGGTCGTCCGCCGCCGGGTCGGCTACGACGAGGGGCTGGCGCGGGCGCAGATGATGGCCCTGAGCATGGGCGGCCTCGGGGGGTACGAGGGGTACGAGTGGGTCCGTCCCGAGTCGTACCGGCTCGGGGAGCTGTCGCACGCGATCGGGCCGCGCCCGGTCTTCGCGCAGGACGAGCGCGAGCGGCTCCAGGACGAGGAGCAGCGGGGCAAGGCGCTGTCGGCCCTGACCGCCGGGGGCGTGCCGCTGCGGGTCGCGATGCGCCGGGCCGGGTTCACCGCGGCGGAGGTCGAGGAGGCCGTCCGGGAGCGCGACGCGGAGGCCGAGGCGGCGGTGGCCCGCGCCGCCCGGCTCGGGCTCGACGAGGCCCCGCCGCCCGACGCCGCCGACGGCCCCGAGGCCGACGGCATGGCCGGGGCCGGGGGCGTGGCGTGAGCGTCGGCGCTCCCGGCCGGGCCGCCGGGGCGCGGCCTGGCGAGGACGCGGCGGCGTGGGAGGCGGCGGGCCTGGTTCTGCTGGCGGCGCTGGGGCTGTCGCGCGTCGCCCGGCCGTCGTCGCGGCCGGGGGAGCGCCGGGCCGCGGCGCGCGCCCTGGCGGCGTCGGGGCGGCGCAGGCTCTCGGCGCTGGGGGCGGCGCTGGTCGCGGGGGACGTGGCGCTCGACGCCTGGCGGCGCGCCATGCTGGCCGACGTCCGCGCCCGGTCCGCCGCGGCCTCGCTGGCGATCGCCGGCGCGCCCCGGCTCGGGCCGGCGGGGCGCCGGGAGCTGGCGGGGCTGGTCGGCCGCCAGGCGTGGTTCCTGGGGCGGTTCCGGGCGCAGGTGGCGGCCGGGTCCGTGCCGATGGACGGGCGGGTCGCGGCTCGGGCCGGGATGTACGCCGACGCGACATGGTCCGTGGCGATGGGCGTCGACCTGGCCGAGAGGAAGGCCGCCGGATACCGCGAGGCGATGCGCGTGCTCGGGGCCGCCCGGCACTGCGACCCGTGCGTGGCCCTGGCGGGCTACTGGACGCCCGTCTGGCAGGTCGCCCCGATCGGCGACACGCCCTGCGGGGCGCGCTGCCATTGCTACATCGAATATCGATAGGTTTATCTCAAACCGAGGAGGGGCCCGCTTGGACGCGTCCGAGGTCCGGGAGCTCGTCGAGGAGCACGCGCCGCGGCTGCGGGACGCGCTGGGGATCTCGCACTGGACGATCGCGTTCCGCTACGGCCCGCTGGGGGGCGACGGCGACTTCAGGACGCTCGGGCGCTGCGAGGCGTACGACGAGTACCTGAGGGCGTGCATCCGGCTCGACCCCGAGGCGTTCGACTCGCCGGAGGAGGTGCTGGCGACGCTCCGCCACGAGCTGTACCACGTCGTCCTGGCCCCGATGGATCTGGCGATCAACGCGGCCTCCAGGCACTTCCCGGACGAGCGGGCGTCGGACGCGATCCGGGACGTCTGGCGGCATCAGGTCGAGGCGACCGTGCTGGCGCTCGAACGCATGTACGTCGGCCTGTGCGAGGCGAACGTGTCCCGCCGCGAGGCGGCCCCGGGCCGGGGGAAGCCCGCCGCGAAGGCCCGGCGGGCGCCGAAGACCTGAGGCGGGGGGGGCGGGCCGATGGCCGAGATGCGTAGCGAGCGGGAGGGCGACCCGTCGGTCCACCACGTCTACCCGACCGCGGGGCGTGGGCACGTCACCGACGGCCCCGGCTGCTGGTGCGGGCCGGACCTGTATCGGGTCTGCACGCAATGCGACGGCGACGACGCCGGCTGCTGGGCCTGCGACGAGGGCCTGGCCCGGGTCGACGCGGCACGACCCGGGGACCGGCTTCTGGTGGTCCACCACAGGATCGAGGACGACGAGCCGATCGAGACCGTCGGCGACGTCGGGCTCGAATAGCACGGCCCGCGGGCGGGGCCGTTGGCGACGCGACGGGGGCCGCGCCCTCCCCGCGACGGGGAGGTGCCGCGGCCCCTTGCATTCCGGGGGGCGTGCGGGCCCGCGATGGGGCCGCGCGCCCCGTGACGACCCTGGGCGATGGCGGGCCCGCGATGGGCCCCGACGGAGGGCGAGATGCCCGAGAACGAGGGCGAGCAGGACAGGGACAGGGACCACGAGCAGGACGGGGGCGACGAGCCCCGAGGGGGCGACGGAGACGGCGGGGGGCCGCGCGAGGAGCCGGCCCCGAGGCCGACGCCCCGCAAGCCCCCGGCGAGGCCGGCCCCGAGGGCGGTCCCGGCGACGGAGCGGCCGATCCCGGAGGACCCGGACGAGGTGCGGGCGGAATTGCTCCGCGCCCGGCAGGCGCTGGCCAGCCGCAACAAGGAGAACCAGGCGTTCCGCGCGCGGCTGGATGAGCTGGAGGAGGCCGAGCGGCAGCGCCGCGAGGCCAGCATGAGCGACCAGGACCGGGCGCGGCAGGCGTCGGCGCGGAAGGACGCGGAGATCGCGACCCTGCGCGCCGAGAAGGACGAGCTGCTGGCGCGGCTGCACCGGACGCTGATCGACCACGAGGTCTCCAGGGAGGGGGCGAGGCTGTTCGAGGACCCGGGGCTGGCGGTGGACCTGGTCGACCGCGCGGCGCTTGAGGTGGACGAGGAGACGGGCCGGGTCCGGGGCGTCAAGGAGGCCCTGGAGCGCGTCCTGAAGCGATACCCGAAGCTGGCGAAGGAGCCGCCGGCGAAGGGGGGCGTGATGCCCGAGCGCGCGTCGCGCCAGCCCGGCGGCGGCGCCAGGAAGGACCGGGACCGGGGCGAGGAGCCGGTGCCCGTGTCCCACGAGATATCCCGGCACATCGGGGGCTACGACTGACCGCGGCGAGCGGGCGCGCGCCCGCCCCCCGGTGCCGTTGACGCGGGAGATCGAAGGGCCCGCCCCACGGGGCGGGGAGGCAGAAGATGGCAGAGATCACCAAGGGCGACACGCCTTCCTTGACCACGCCGCTGCCCTCGGACACGGACCGGCTCCCGCCGCTCTACGCGGGGGAGGCGATCGCGGCCGGGGACGCCTGCCGGGTCCACAGCGACAACAAGGTCTACAGGACCGACGGGACGGGGACGGGCACCTTCGCCACGACCGCCCAGGTCGCCGGCTTCGCGCTGAAGGCGACGGCGATCGGCGAGAAGGTCAGCCTGTATTCGCACTGCGACATCGCGTACGCCGCCGGCCTGACGCCGGGGACGTTCGTGTACCCGAGCGGCACGGTCAAGGGGGGGCTGGCGACGGCCCCGGGTTCGGTGCAGCCGCAGCCGTGCGGCTACGTGCTCCCGGCCGACGCGCCGGACACCCGCCAGCGGATCAGGGTCTTCCCGACCTTCGCGGCGGCGTTCCCGTCCTCCTGACCGGCGGCGGCGCCTGAGGCGGCGCCGCGGCCGGCGAGTTCGAATCCGAATCCTTCGATCGAAGACGCGATCCCGCGCGGCGGCGCGGGCGGGGGCGGCCTGCGCGCCCCGCGCCCGCGCCGCCGCGCCATTTCCGGGGGGCGGGGGCCATGCCGAGCGGGACTCTGGGCACGATCGACCTGCTGAAGTCGAACTTCCAGTCGGTCGAGTCGTACGGCGAGGACAACCTGTACGACAACCTGCGGGGGTACTACGAGTACCACAACCAGCAGATGCAGTGGTTCATGGAGGAGCTGTACGACCGCACGACCGAGAAGGAGATGATCTTCGGTACGTCCGATGATATGGGGATGGATGAATACGACGAGTACGGCCGCCCGCACGCGCAGAAGATCGCGTACGGCGTCCGCGTCGGCTTCCCGCTCCGGATGTGGGGGCGGACCCTCCAGTGGACGAGGAACTACTTCCGCGAGGTCCCGGTCGCCGAGTTCACGGCCCAGTACCTGGGCGTGCTCAAGGCCGACCGCCAGCGCGTCGTCAACGAGGCGATGCGGGCGATCTTCACGCCCACGAACTACGACTGGCAGGACGTAAACGTGGCGATGCGGAGCGTGATCCCGATCCCCGTCAAGGCGCTGGTGAACGCCGACTCCGCGCGAATCCCGGCGGCCCCGAACGGGACCACGTTCGACGGCTCCACGCACACGCACTACCTCGCGACGGCCAGCCTGGCCGCCTCGGATGTGTCGGCGCTGATCGACACCGTGGCGGAGCACTACACCGCCGGGGCGCTGGAGCTGGCGATCAACCGAGCCCAGCTCGCGACGCTCAAGACGTTCACGGCGAACTTCCTGCCCTACGCCTTCAGCGGCGTGACGCAGTCCGTGAACGCGAACCGCACCCTGGGGGGGCAGCAGACGACGCTGAACAACCAGGACCAGGAGGTCGGGATCTGGGACGACGTCCCGGTCTGGGTCCGCAAGTGGGTGCCGGCGAACTACATGGTCGCCTACGTCCGGGGGGCGGCGAACAAGGTCCTGATGATGCGGACCAGGACCAACGGTTCCGGCGAGCTGGAGATCCTGGCCGAGGACGAGCGGTTCCCGCTGCGGGCCCGCTCGTACGGCCGGGAGTTCGGGTTCGGGGTCAGGGAGCGGACCGGGGCCGCCGTGCTCCGGACCAACAACGGGTCCTACGCGGCCCCGACGATCGCCTGACGCGGCCGGCCGCCGCCTGGCCGCGCGGGCGGCCCGGCGGCGCCGCGGCTCGGCTCGGATCGACTCGGATCGGAGCGGATCGGCCGGTCCGACACGCCCGAGAGGACGACTGAGGGGGGGGACACGATGAGCGGAGCGAGCGAATCGAAGGCGGACGAGGCGCGGCAGGAGGGGGAGGCGCGCGGCGTCCAGGTACGCGGGCCGCAGGCCGCGGCGCAGGCGCGCGGCGCCGCCAGGCCGTCGGCCACCGCGGCGCGCGGCCAGGAGCCGGCCGTCAGCCCCGAGGTCCGGGCGATGGCGCAGGCGTTCGCGCTGGCGCAGAAGGAGGTGCTGCGCCCGGCCCCGGCGTCCAGGACGGAGGGGATCGACACGGCGCCCGTCCCCGGCGGGGTGTACCTCGTGAACGGGGAGTACGTGGACTGCGACGGGACGCCGGTCCCCGAGGCCCGCTGGCCCGAGGACTACGAGACGGACCCGATGTGGCGCAAGTTCCACCCCCACGGCAAGGGCGGGCCGCCCGATTACGGGCCCGGGGTGGACCAGTTCGGCCGCCCCCTTGGCGCCGAGGACAGCCCGACGCGGCGCGGCCGGGCCGGGGAGGGTTGAGCCGTGGCCGTCACGCTCGCGGCGGCGGAGGCGGCGCTGTCGGCGTCGGCCGCCGTGTACATGGGCCCGCTGCGGGCGCTGGCGGCCAGGGCCGGGATGCCCGAGGGCGCCACGGACGACGCCGCGCTCCTGCCGCCGGCCGTCGCCGCCGGCCTGTTCGCGGCCGGCGTGGTGCCGGCGGACCCGGCCGCTCCCGGGGACGGGGACCTGGCCCGCCTCGACCCGGCGGACTGGCCGCGGTTCCTGGCGTTCGCCGAGATCCGCCTGCTTGAGTCCGGGGCCGCCGTCCTGGCGGTCCTACCGCGGTCGGTGGACTACGCGTCCGGCACGTTCCGCTACGCGATGGACCCGGACGCGCTGCTGGAGCTGCTGAGGATGCGCCGCAAGGCGCTGGAGGCGAAGTTCCCGGACGCCTGCGGCGCGGAGCTGCCGCTGACGTCGGGGTGGCTGACCGTCCGGGAGCCGCGGCGGCTCCGGGGCGTCGGGGGCGAGGAATACTGAGCCGCGGCGGGCGGGGCGCCGCGATCGGGGGTGCGCGATGGGTGCGACGATCGGCGACCTGTTCCGCCCGTACCTGAGGGCGGCCGACGAGCGCGAGCGGAGGCACGCGGAATTGCTCCGCGCGGACGCGGCGTGCCGCGAGGCGCTGGAGAGTGAGGAGCGGAGCGGGGGCGAGTGAACGCGTCCGGCCCCGTGGGGCTCGCCGGGCTCGGGTGGGCCGCCGCGGAGGCGGCGGCCCTGGCCGGCGCGCCCGCGGCGCGCGAGCTGATGGCCGTGGCGCTCTACCGGACGGCCCCACGCGCCGCGGCACGGGCCCTGGCGCGGCTCGACGCCCGCTGGCTCGACGCCGAGGACGTGGCGTCCGAGGCGTTCCTGTACGCGTGGCCCCGCCTCGACGCCTGGGAACCTGGGCTCGGGGCGCGGCTGTCCACCTACGCGTACCGCGGCCTGCTGATCGGCGCCTACGACGCGGCCCGTCGGGCGCGTCGCAGGCGCGCCGCGGGGGGCGAGCACGCCCGGCTCGCGGCATGCCCGGACCGCCGCAAGGGGCCCGAGGACGTCGCGGCGGAGCGGGACGGGGTCGACCTGGTGGCGCTCGTCCTCTCCGCGATGCCGCCCGGCGAGCGCGCCGCGTACTCGCTGCGGCACGGCCTCGACGGCGGGCCGACGCGCTCGGACGCGGAGGTCGCGCGGGTGCTGCGCATCAGCCGCGGGCTCGCCGCGCGGCTCGGCCAGGCCGCCGAGATCCGGGCACGCGCCTGCTTCGCGCGGCCCGACTGACGCCGAGAAGAATTCATGTCTACACAGATATTCATGGTGTTCGACGTCGAGTCGGTCGGACTCCACGGCGAGGGGTACGCGGTCGGCTGGTGGGTCGTGGACCGGGCGGGGAACCGGGTGGCCAGCGCCCAGTATGTGTGCGACCCGGCCGAGGCCGAGGGGGACGACGCCGGCCGCGCCTGGGTCGCGGCGAACGCCCCGGTGCCCGGCCGGGGCTACAACTGCCGCGCGCCGCGCCACGTCCGCGACGAGTTCTGGAGGGCCTGGGAATACGCCCGGACGCGCGGGGCCGTGCTGGTCGCGGACTGCCCCTGGCCCGTCGAGTCGAACTTCCTCCGCCGCTGCGTCGAGGACGACCCGTCCAGGGCCGAGGCCGGGCCCTATCCCCTCGTCGACGTCGCGTCGGTCCGGCTCGCGGCCGGTCTCGACCCGCTCGCGTCCGCGCCTCGCCTCGACGGGGAACTCCCCGCCCACGACCCGCTCCGGGACGCGAGGCAGTCCGCCCGCCTCCTCATCGAAGCCCTGGACAAGTACGCCGGCCGCTGACGACGCGCCGCGACGGAGCAACGAGGCCAGCCCATGCCCGGAACCGACCCCAGCACGCTCGACGGCTACCTCGCCGCCTACGCAATCGACGCCGACGCCGTGGCGGGCGACGACGGCTCCACCGTCGCGACGCTCGGCAACTACGCCGCGCCCTCGGGGTACGCCGGCCCCGCGATCCGCGACGCCGGGCCCAACGGCATGCGGTTCCTGGAGTTCAGTGGCGGCGGCAAGTGCCTGCTCGCGACGCCCCCGGCGTGGTCGCCCAACCCCAACAACTCGGGCGGCTCGTACCCGGTCGGGTTCTCCGCGGTCGCGGTCATCCGGGCCGACACGATCCAGCCGTCGGGAGAGTCGTTCCCGAACGACCGCCGCACCTTCCTCGGCTGGCTCGCGGGGCAGGACCAGACGCCCGACGCCGGGTGGTCGCTGCTGCCCTCGGGCCGTCAGGCATGCACGTTCCAGCATGCGTCATGGACCGGCTCATGGGGCAACGCCGGGTCGCCGGGCTCGGGGCTGTTCGCCGCGGACCTCTGGTACGTCGTCGGCATGCGGACGGACGGCGAGACGCTGACGCTCTGGAAGGGGCTGAACTTCGACCGCTCCGAGGTCAACCCCCAGTACGTCAACGGCTACTCCCAGCGCATCACGGGCCTCGCCCTGGGGGCGGAGTACCAGCGCCCCGGGGCGCGCGACTTCCTCGGCGACGTCGCCTACTTCGCACCGTTCTCGCGGGCGCTGACCGACAACGAATACGAGGCCGCGGCCCGGTGGCTCCTCGATCACTTCGGGCTGCCGGAGCGGGAGATCGACGTCACGGCATGGGTCGGGACCACGGGTCGGGACATCTTCCTGATGTTCCGCGACGCCCGCACGGGCAAGCAGGCGGGCGTCCAGTCCGCCCCCGACCCGGACGGCATCCACTACTCGGTCAACGGCGGGGCGCTGGTGGAGCCATCGACGGTCCTCAGCCGGCCGTGGGACCCCTACGGCCTGGACACGCCGCTGATCTCGATCCCGCTGGCCTCCCCGATCGCCCCGGGTGCCGCCGTCGAGGTGTCGGTGGACGCCCTGGCGATCGAGACCCGCAAGGGCTTCGTGGACGCCGTCTCGGGCGTGACCGCGACGAACTTCTCGGGCGAGGCCGCGATGCTCTCGCAGGAGGTGCCCGAGGGCGTGACGATGCGCCAGGGCGTGAACGTCAATCAGTCCCCGTCGTTCTGGACGCCCGACTGCTACACCCGGAACCTGTTCCGGGGGGCGGCGGCGGCCGGCTCGCCGGGGTCGCTCGACGCCGACGGGTATCCCCTCTCCGGCACGCCGGGGACGACCTACATCCTCCGCCAGGGCCCGGCGACCGGGCTGCCCGAGGGCGCGATGTTCGCCTACCCGGGCGTCGAGTACGGCCGCTACGTCGTCGAGTGGGACGGGCCGGCGGGCTCGCTGCTGACGCTCACCGCCGGCAACTACGACGACGGCAGGACGGTCGTCGCCCACGTCGAGGAACTGGACGACCTCGGGGGCGACGTGAAGCGGCGATACTTCGACGTCTTCGAGCATGAAAGCTCGTCGCTGCATTGCCCCTCGCTCAACCTCGTGTACGCCGGCACCGGGGGGCATTGCATCGACATCAAGGTGATGCTCGCCCGCTACGAGGGGGAGCCGGGCGAGTTCGCGGATCAGGTGATCGAGCGCATCGGCGGGTTCGACGAACTCCGCACGATGGACATGGTCTCGACGAACTTCTCCAACATCGCGAAGCCCGAGCACTTCACGCCCGACGGTTACGCGACCTGGGGCGACACCCTCCGCCGCACCGTCGCCATCTCCAGGATCGAGGCGTATTCCGGCACGCACTACCTCCCCGACAACACCTGCCAGCACTGGCTGGTCACGTTCTCCGCCCCGCACGGGCTTGAGAAGGGCCAGGGCGTCTCGATCCGGTCGACCGGCGGGAACATCGACGTCGTGCTCGCCGACCGCACGGTGAACCTGGACGGGGCCGGGATGATCGGCTGGCCGATCTCATCCACGACGTTTTACGGGTTCACGTTCACGCCCGGGGGCGTGTCGCACGCGGCAACCGTCACGGCGTTCGAGGGCTCCAACGCGGTCGGGGACGTCGACATCGGGGCGGGCGTGCCGATCGAGGCGGCGGCCCGGCTCGTCAACGAGGCGGACATCCCGGCGATCCACTTCTGCATGCCGCACGCGGCGACGGAGGCCGCGATCGAGCACGTCGCGACGCGGCTCGACGCCTCGCTCCTCCCCGGGAAGATCGTCCGCCTCGAGCTGTCCAACGAGGCGTGGAACCTCGGATTCATCCAGAATTACTTCTTCGCGGGCGAGGCGGCGCGGCTCGGGATGGCGTCGGCGGCGGACCAGGCGGCGGCCCTCGCGTATGCACGCCTCAGCTTCGAGGCATACGACGTCTTCGCCGCGAAGTGGGCCGACCTGGGGCGCGACCCGGACGACCTCGAACTGGTCCTCGGCACCCAGTACGGCCGGGTCGGGTTCACCGAGGACGCGGCGGCGTGGGTGGCGGCGAACCGCCCCGAGGTCCGGGCGTGGTGGACCTTCGCCCCCTACCACGACGCGATGCCGCTGGGGCGGCTCCCGGGCGTGGACTACTCGGGCTGGACGCTGGAACGGATGGTCGACTACCACGAGGCGTGGAAGGCCGCGTTCGACGGGGCGAAGGACGTCGCCGATCACGTCGCGGTCCTCGACGGCCTCGGCCTGGATTACCGGCTCGGCAACTACGAATCCAACTATGCGTGGGTCGGGGTCTCCGCGTCCACGGGCGGGGGCGGGCCGTCGGACGCGAACTGGGCCGCGTGGAACCGCGAACAGCTCGCCATCGACCACCACCCCCGGATGCGGGGCGTCCACCTGGCGAGCTACGCCGAGTTCCAGGCGGCCGGGATCGAGGTCAACTCGGTCTACTCCAAGAGTTCCGGCTACGTCCGCGAGTTCGCGGCCTACGGGCGGGGGAAGTACGGGCACTGGATCGGGCTCGGGCAGGGGACGGGCCGGGGCGAGGCCAACGCCACGGCGTTCGCCGACGAGGCCGGGCTGCCGGCCTGGCCGACGACGCTCGCGGTCGAGTCGCCCAAGGGCAAGGCCCTCTACGACTGGCAGGCCGCCGCGGGCGGGGCGCCGCCGCCGCTCGTCGCGTCGTGGGGCCAGGTGTCGTCGCCGCGCGACTCCTCGATCTCGGGGCTGTCCCTGACCTTCAACCGGGCCGTCACGGGGGTCGGCGTCGGGGACGTCACGCTGACGCGGGACGGCTCGCCCGTGTCGCTGGACGGGGCGTCGCTGACGGGCTCCGGCACGACCTACGCGCTCGCCGGCCTGACCTCCGCCACCACCCCGCCCGGCGTCTACGTGCTCAGGCTCGTCGCGTCGGGCTCGGGGATCGTGGACGGGGACGAGATCGCCCTGCTGTCCGACGCCGTCCGGTCCTGGACCAGGACGGGCGGGGGCGGCGGGGGAGGGGGCGGCGACGCCGCCAGGGCGTATTTCGGGGCGTTGTTCTCCATGCCGCTGAGGATCAACTGAACCATGCTCGACGATTCGACGCTCGGCGTCCTCCCCGGCGAGGCCGTCACCCGCTTCATGAACGGATATTGATATCATGCCGACCACCTTCAAGAATTTGCAGCAGGCCGTCGAGACGGTCGTGACCGGCGCGAACCTCAACGCCCTCGCGAACAACGCGCTCGTGCTCTCGTCCGAGTACGACAACCGGTACGGGCAGGCCGGCGACGGGGCCGAGTGGGCGACCCTCGAAGGTTACTTCGACTTCGCGGGGACCGTCGCCGCGAACACGGTGATCGACGGCTGGCTCGTGACCGCCCCGGACGGCACGAACTACGGCGACGGCTCCGCCTCGGTGACGCCCGCCCGGCCGATCGAATTCGCCTTCCAGTTGCGGGGCGTCTCGGGGGCCCACCAGCAGCGGGTCCGGGCGGTCGGGCGGGGCGGCTCCCCGCTGATCCAGCTCCCGCCGTGCAAGCTCAAGCTCCTCGTCCGCAACAACGCCACCGGGTCCGCCCTCGCGTCGAACACGAATTCATTCATCAAGATCGGTCGCATCTTCCGCGTCGGGGTGGTGTCGTGAGCGTCGCGGCCCGCTTCGTCGCCGCGTCGGGCCAGCGCCTGGAATCGGCCGCGGCGGCCGTCGCCGTCGGGGAGACCGAGTATACCTGGGCGGGATGGGTGTATTTAAATGAGTTGTCGATTAGTCGTTGCTATGGGGCGCGTGATCCCGGCGGTGCAGGGGGGTGGGAGGTCGGCTTCGACGGCAACTGGTTCGCGACCGCCTATGGCCCCTCGGGCAGCGGCGTGGTCTTCACCTCGGGCGCCCCGTCGCCCGTCAACGCTTGGCGCCATGTCTGCACCTGGAGGACGATCAGCCCCGACGCGATCTCGCTCCAGATCGACAACGGGACGGTGTTCACCGCGTCGCTCCCCGGGCCGGTCGCCGCGGGGTCCTCGCCGCTGCACGTCGGGAACGTGGGGTCGTGGGGCTCGCGATACTGGGACGGCCGGATCGGGCCGGTCGGCCGCTGGAACCGGCTCCTCACCGACGAGGAGCAGGGCTGGCTCCACAACGGCGGCCGGGGCCTCCCCTACGAGGGGCTGCCCCCGTCGCTGCTGACGGGGCTGGTCGCGTGGTGGCCGCTCGACGAGGCCGGCGGGATCAGGCGGGACGTCCACGGCGGCAACGACCTGACGCCCGTCAACGGCCCCGGGTGGGGCCTGGGGCACGTCGGCGGGGCCGACGACGGCGGGGCCGACGACGCCGGGGCGTCGCTCCTCCTTCAACGCATGCTCGGAGATTGATCGATGAGAAGGGCCGGGAGCACGTCCCAATCCGTCGAGATCCTCGCCCTCGATTACGAGGGCCGCCCGGTCACGACGCTGACCCACGCCTCGGGCGGTCTAACCTTGTCGTACCACCGTCCGGGGTCCGCCGCCGCGTCGATCGCGCCCGCGTCGCTCGCCGGCCCGGACGCGGCGTGGTCGTCGGGCGGGTTCGTCCACGTCTCCAACGGTGTCTACAGGCTCGACGTGCCTGACGCGGCGTTCGCGGCGGGCGTCAACAGGGTGACGGTCACGGGGGCCGCGACCGGCGTCGTGTTCGTGCCGCTGCGGGTCGCGCTCGTGGCGTTCGACCCCGGGGATGACGTCCGGCTCGGTCTCACGGCGCTGCCGAATGCGATGTTTGATAGCCTCTCGGGCCTCCCCTCGCGGACCCGCGTCCAGTCCGTGCCGGGCGACACGTGGAACCTGAACGCCGCGAGCTACAACACCGGGGGCACGATCGGCCAACTCGTCAACAGGCTCGACGCGGCGATCACGACTCGGGCGACCGACGCGGGCGTGTGGGCCAATTCGACGCGCGAGCTATCGGCCGGGACGAATATCGTCCTCGCCAAGGGGACCGGGATCACCGGGTTCAATGACCTGGACGCGGCGGGCGTCCGGGCGGCCGTCGGGATGGCGTCGGCCGACCTCGACACGCAGCTTGACGCGATCGCCGCGGGCGGGCTCGACGCCGGGGCCGTGGCCGACGCGGTCTGGGACGCGACGCGGGCCGACCACGGCGACGCGGGGACGTTCGGGGAGGTCTTGCAGGGCTTCGACGGCACGGCGGACGGTGCGACCGAGGACACGATCGACCTGGGCGCCAACGCCCCGGTCGCGGACGTCACCGGGCAGGGCGTCCGGATCGTCGCCGGGGCGGGCGCCGGGCAGGCGAGGCGGATCGTCGCCTACGCCGACGGGGTGGCGACCGTCTCGCCCGCGTGGGACGACGAGCCAGACGACACGTCCAGGTGGGTGCTGACGGGCATCGTCCCCGGCGGGCTCGACGCCGGGGCCGTGGCCGACGCGGTCTGGGACGCGACGCGGGCCGACCACGGCGACGCGGGGACGTTCGGGGAGGTCTTGCAGGGCTTCGACGGCACGGCGGACGGTGCGACCGAGGACACGATCGACCTGGGCGCCAACGCCCCGGTCGCGGACGTCACCGGGCAGGGCGTCCGGATCGTCGCCGGGGCGGGCGCCGGGCAGGCGAGGCGGATCGTCGCCTACGCCGACGGGGTGGCGACCGTCTCGCCCGCGTGGGACGACGAGCCAGACGACACGTCCAGGTGGGTGCTGACGGGCATCGTCCCCGGCGGGCCGGTGGACCTTGCGGACGATGCGATCACGCCCGCGAAGCTGGCGGACGGGGCCATCACGGAGGCCA